TGGACAAGCGTATCCGTCTCGATATTCACCATCAGCAAAGATGATTTTGCCTTCGCTGTCCGTTGCCTCATAATCTGCATCAGCAGGTATTCTGTTCACGAATCGTCCACTTCCAAAAGAAGTGTCTTCTCCACAATGAACGCATCTGTTTCCTATGTCACTCATCTTTGCCTCCCGCCTTTCGGCTAATGCTTGTTCAATCCCTTCTTCTGGGTTGTAAGCGGTTATCTGGTCTATTTCACTCAGTTTGTCTTCATAAAAATAAACAATACACGCGACCCCTTTTGTGGCGCACTCTGTAATCCTATAGTCTATTTCATCAAACTCATTGAATGAGCCGAGCATAATAGCAACATCACCCTGATTTATTTTATCGCTCATCTTTGCCTCCGTTTACAACTAAAGAAATTCTTCCAGAAATTGAGACATACCAATCAACATAATCATCTTCATTAGGCTCTATGCCACACTCGTCTATTAGTTCTTGATGCCATTTTTCCTGTTCCTTTTCCAAGTCAACTGTTTCAGCCTCAGTCTCAGAAAAAACTTCGTAATCGTGTCCGTACTTGGAATTTTTTATCAAAATACAAACCCTCATTTGCTCACTCATTTTTGTCCCCCTCAAATTTAAAATAATATCTTGAATAAACACCCAGAAGCTCGTCCATTCTCTGTTGAATAAACTCCATTCTTGGCTCGAATTGTTTGATCCCCAAATCGTCTGCTTGTTTTGTTGCCTGTACTCTAGCCTGCTCAAACAACTGGCTCTGTACCTTTAGAAAATGTTGCAGGTTGTCGGTTATTCTACTCATCATTTCTCCCCTTAATATAAAATTCCATAGTGCTTTAATAGGTCTAAATCGTTTTCTGGTATAACTGCAACAGACTCTACCCAAACAGCACTTGTATCATTCCAATACTTCTCTCTATCTTTATCAAAGTAATCATCATCAGTAAGACTAAATCCCAAAAACTCAGATAAAATTTCTCTGTCAGTTATCTTTCCCTCCAGATAATCGGTTTGATTAAAGTTTTCGTAATAAGTCCAATCAGAATATTCTCTTTCTCCGTCTTGGATTCCAACACTAACTAATATCATCATCTGCCTCCTCTATTAAAACCCTAATCTCATCTTTTGCATTTTCCAGACAAGCACCTTTATCACCCATGCAACATAAATCTTCATAAACAACACTTTCGTTTTGGTCATAAATCCGATAGCCGTAGTTGCCTATCTCTTCCCCAGTTAAAAGGTCGATGTCATTTGTCTTCTCAAATTCGACAAATTTAGGATCGGGTGTCAGCGGAAAAATGTTTATGATATAGTCCTTATGCTCAAACACATTCCAGTCAATGTCTTCCATTTCAAAAGCAACTATTTCACCGCCCTCTAAACCATCTTCGACATCTATGCCAATCAAGTCTTCAGAACCCTTTAATTCTTCTCTGTCGAAGAAGTAAGATATTGTGTGGTCGAAATCTAGCATTCCCTCAAACTTACCTTCGTTGCTCTCGTAATCCCAAGACTCGAATAATTTTGCAAAATTGTCGTTGCCTAACCAAACATATTTGTAAGTGCTGCCACACTTTAGTTCTGCATAGATTAGTTTTGATTTTTGTGTTGGTTCACTCATATCCTTTATGTATGGACTAAACGCTTCTATCATTTCTTTGTGTTCTGGATCGAGTCTCAACCAATACTCATAGTCCTCCATCGTCTCGGTTGGATAGTCTTTAACTATCTCCCAGAAAATTTCGTCTGAATAAAGATCGCAGTCTTCAGCACCATATATTTCATTAAACCTTTCTTCGAGTTCTTCATTGGCGAAATGGTGGGTTTCACTTCCCACGTCTCCACTAATATCACCGCCCTCTATGACGAACCATTCGTTGTTCGTATCTGGCACTGGTGTCAGAGAAAAATCGTCTAGTGAATCAACGGATAATTGCCCCCATTTATATTCATAGCAAATATAGTTTTTCCTATCGGCTGTAAAATATTCAAAAAACAAACCACACCATTTATAAATCGGTATCTCCTGATCTTCTTTGACAGCAATCTGTATCTTACCCATCTCGTTTTTCCCCCTGTTCTAGTTTTAGTCTGATTGTCATTCTTCCATGACCTGTATCAATCAGTATTCGGTCAATTATTTTGCCCATGTGGTATTCCGTTTCCGTCAACCCCAAAGCATATTTCTCTGTTTCATCGGCATCTACTAACGCTTTCCAATGAAAGTGTATTTCTTCAGTTAGACTCATGTCCTTCCCCCTCTATTCTAAAAACCTCTATGTACCACTCCCAATCTCTGAGACCTTGTGCCTCATCGTCTGCCTCTGTGATTTCTCTCCATTTGTGAAGCACAATCTTGTATTTGGTTTCATCAATATATTTATCGTCCGTTCCATCGTGGAAATAATCTAAAGCACCTCCTTTGCTATAACCTATTTCATATCCTGTATGTATCGGTTCACTCATATCCTTTCCCCCTCTTCATCAAACAAACCATCGGCTTCTATCAACCCACGCTCTGCCTGTTTTAAAATCCATGCAGACCAGTCTTTCTCTATTTCTTTTTTGTCTTCTTCGCTAATGACCAAACTGCCTAAATCCTGTGTGTAATATTTTTCTTCTACTTGGCTCATAACAACCCCCTCCCGAGATCGTAGAAACCATCTGCCCACTTCTCTCTTAAATCTTTTGTTCTGTCATCGAGTTCACAGGTGAGATCAACCAAACAATCTTCTCCAAAGTTCATTGTTTCCCATGAAAGCCAATCCCCATTCTCAAACACAACCAACTTGTAAGAAGGGAGATCCCACGTTTGTAAATCTTCTATAACTTGATCGATGTCGTATCCCCACTCTCGTTCTTCTGGATACCCTCCCCAATCTTCTACTATTTCCATGTTGAATCGAAACCTGATTTTGTCTTTTTTGGACTGTTCTAAAATTGTTCTGAGTAAGGACTTCATTCGGACACCTCCTCTAAATCTTCAGCAGTCATATCTTCACAAAGATATTCCAAAGGTTTTAATCTACCTTTAAAATAAAATTCTTTGATAGTTCCATCTTTGTTTTCTAATATATTTCCCTCATCATCAGATAGGTGGAATGTAATATTAGAAACACTTACATATTGATAATCTATTGTTTTACTCATCAGACATCTCCTCACTATTAAAGCATCTTTCTTTTAGTTCTTCGTAAGTATCAAAAGCGTTATGAAAAAGATCACAGTCATTTATAAAATTCATTAATCCTTCTCTACAAACTATTTGGAAACTTTCTCCGCTTTCGTGATTATAAAAATGTATTGGTTTAAAATCAGCTTTCATCAGACACCTCCACAGGTTTAACAAAGCCACCATTTTTGATGCCTTCCAATCTCATGGGCAACACAAAAAAGGAATTGCATAAAGCACAGGCTCTACCATCTTTGTAAGGTCGTGCATTGTATCCGTACTGCCACCCATACTGATCTGGCTCTATTTCGCCCTCACAAATATCACAACTAATTCTTTTTTCTTCAGTCATTTTCAATCCCCGTAAGTTTCGTTCATTAAATATTCGTCATTACCAACCTTTGTGACAAACCCAACCTCTAATGCTTTTTCCAATATTTGATCTTCGTTCAATTCAAAATTCCACATTGGGGCTTGACTTAAAAAGAGAGATTTTTTTGTAAAAAAGAAGGGACGGGAATCTACCTGTTCGGCTTCTACGAGAATTTCATAGCCGAGTGACTGGATGTCGTTGAGGTGAGTGTGAGTGAAAGTTTTGCTGTTGGTCAGCTTGGCTAATTTCTTTGCTGTCTCACACTTTGGATAGCAAAGTTCGTTGCCATAAACATTTTTGTAATATACTGTTATCGTTTTCATAATTTATCCTTTTTTAGTTTTTATTATTTATTATACAGAAATCTATGCCTTTTTCCACCAATATGTCCCATATAACAAAGACTTACAAAACTCCAAAAATTTACTGTGGCTAATCCTGAGACAAACTTCTGGAAACAGGTAAAGAAAAATCTGCCCAAATATCGTTGGGTTAGGATTGAATCTTGGGCAACACAAGGTGTTCCTGATCTGTTGGGCTTTACTGAGGAAGGAAGGTTATTCACAATCGAATTGAAAGTAAGCAAAAGTAATCGCATATCTATCTCACCACACCAAACAGCGTTCCATGTTGAAAGGGAAGATTGTCCGTGTTTTATCTTGGTTAAGCGGTTCTCGGAGAAAGAACCGAAAAAATCTGAGGTGTTGCTGTATGAGGGTGGGAAGATACGAGAGATCAGCGAACAGGGGACAAGGATTAAACCCGTGTTCGCGCTCTCGTATCCCCACAACTGGAAAGAGTTGGAAAATTTTTTGGACAAATCTGTAAATAGTTCTTGACCAATGGTGAAAGACGGAAAAAGCGGGACGCCCGTTCTTTCACCATCAAAGAAAAACACACACTCGTTGCTCGTTCTTTCACCATGTTTATTTTTATTTTTTCTTTGGGATAGGTGTCCGCGACCCGTTGGGATAAATAGGAGTTATTGAACGGATCGCGAACCAATGGCATTAGATGGCTTCTTGATATTCTAATTCATCGCGGATTTGGTCGGAATCCATGTGCCAGTTAAGCAGCATATCCCAATCAACGCGAAAGAATTTATAATCTGTATAACCGCCCCGAACATCACAACCATTGTGAATAGATAAAGCGATTATGCCATTAACAGGAAACTCACCAACACAAACAAATTGTATGGTTTGGCTCAGGCCGCAATCACCATTGTAGGAATTGATACACTCCGCTTCCTGTCCGAATCTCTCGGTCATGTATTCCTCAACGCTCGGCAGTTCGTTAGTTCTGCCTTCTGGATTATCGATGTAATGATATTTATCTTCATCTATCCAGTTTTCAAAATACATGGTTTCACGCTCTGCAAATTCGCAACTTTCAACCAGGTGATGAAACAGCGACTTTTCGCAATAGGGATAATCTGTGTCTGTGTCGAAAAACTCATATTCTTTTTCGTTTTCGAAATCTTCCAAACTCATTTTCTGGTTTTGTTGCCAGTGTCGGTCGTCATCGCCTCCGCTATCTAGCATATGCGTCCCTGTTGACTCGGTCAGCATCTCATAGATTATTTGCTTTGTTTGGTTCATTTTATTCCCCCTTTACTAAAAACTTCTTGCCTAAGTTTAAAAGCATCTGTTTCTGCTTTATCTGTATCTATAAATTTAAAAAGGCTTGTATCTTCCGCTACCCTAACCCATATTTCATATCTACTTAAAAGCTCAAGTAAGTCACATACAGTTTCTACCACTAAAACGTCACTATTTTGTTTATCAACAGTTATGCTCATCAAACACCCCCTTTATTATCTAACTTCATTAAAAGTTCAGCGATATAAGCAGCTACATCACGATCACTTTCTAATGCTTCCATAGTTTCTTCTGCGTCTTGCAAATAGTTTCGAGACTGATTAATAATATAATCAGCACCACGAACACCGACCACATTTAACTCGCTGTAATATGGAACATTGTTTTTAGAAGGGTCAACCCCTTCAGCTCTTTCTAAGGCTTTTTCTTCTGATTCCGCCTCTATTGGACATTGAAAGCTCTCCAATATGTCTATAACTACGTTATAAGTTTTCATTTGTTTCTCCTTGTTTATAAAAATTAACTAACATCTATATTATACATAAATATGGGATATATTTTATACATAATTGATGGTGAAAGAACCCCACGCAGTGGGAAGGCGGAACGCCCGTTCTTTCACCATCAATTAAACACCCCCCTCATAAATGAACCGAGGCCCGAGGGCCTCGATCCGCGGACAGTGGTTATGGCCAGAACTAACATTCTGTGCATTTGCTTGGCGCTGAAAAACAAACCATTCCGTCTGGGCTTCCTGCATCACCTTCCATGTAAGAAATCTTTGCTGCTTCAGCATTCATTGGAATTGCCCCATCCATTTGACGAACATATCCAGTGTCACAACATTCTTTACACTTGTAGCGTGGTAGGGAATGCATTTCTTTGATAAACAACATCCCTTTTATAAAAGCCTGCTTTTCTTCAAAGTTAAATTGCTTGAGGTAAACGCTTAAGTCTTCAACTAATTGCGGTGCGCCTTTCCAGTTGACGTCTTTTTCAATCTGTTTTCGTCCACCGTTTCGCCATTGTTTAAGACGTTCGTCTAATACTTTCCGATCAAGGTCGCTTTGATCTACGTTCGAGAAAGGCGAGACGTTTCTTTTTTCTATTACAATACTCACATGGCCCTCCTACGCAACAAAGCGCCAAGGTTCTTGCTGTAATGTATATCGAGAGCCGAAGCAAAAGCATTGCCACCACGAAAATAATTTGTGGTTTTCTCATAAATGTAGTGGTCTTCTTCCGGAGTTCTCTCGGCTTCGTAAATCTCCATCACATCTTTTCTGCTTCCGTTGTATCGTAAGCGCTCATACTGGGCGCAGATCTCTCCGACTAAGCGGTTTTTCTCTTCTTCGCTTAGTTCAGATTTGTCTAAGATAGACTCAATCATTGTTGTTCTCCTATTAATTAAATGTATATCCAGTATATCATTATTTATGGGAGGGTGGTATAATTAAGGAGTCAAATAAATAGGAGAAATTAAATGACACAGAAAAAACAACCACTGGTTTTAAAAGAACACAACTTCTTTGCAAGTTATAACTCTCTAGAGGAAGTCATGGACTTTATGACTAGATACGCAGGTAAAGACAAAGCTTACCTTTGTCACATGACACAAGCATTCACCATAAATGCAATCGTTAAAGCAATGGACGAACAATGCGATGGGACAGCGGTATGCGAAAGAGCAAAGCCACTGTTCCGAATCGAGGAGACGACATGATTGATACTGTATTTATAATCGTCATTGCAATTGCGTTCGTGATTGCAATCCTCGGCATACTCGCCACAATCCGATAATCCCCCAAAGACATGAGACACGCGATCGCGTGTCTCATGTCCATCACAATCGATTCTAATGATATGGGGATCCTATTGGCTGAATTTTGACGCGAAAGCCTTGATGGATGAATTATTTCGGAACGAACCGTAGGCTTGATAATTCATCCATCAAGGGGAAAGATCGAGACATAAATTCTCTGGTGAAATAATTTGGCACTTTTTTGTTAGGAGTCCCTACTCAGAAAAATTTTATATTTTTTTCTAGGAGTCCCTAGCCCCCCAAAATTTTGTGTATACTAAAAAATATGGCAAAAACAAAAACTTGCATCACTTGCAACCGAGACCTGTCAAAAAACGACTACACAAAAAAGCGCAACGTGTGCCGACGATGCACCTCTGTCCAAAGAAACAACGCCCGCAATAACTCTCCGGAATCCTACATTGCTGTGGTGTTTTCTAAACTTAAAGCCGCCAGAAAAGACATGGAGTGGGATATTGACTTGGACCACGTAAAAGAGCTTTGGCAAAAGCAAGACGGACGTTGTGCCCTGTCCGGCGTATTTATGACATGGCACGCGGGAGAAGGACGCCAGGACCTCAATGCCAGTATTGATAGAAAAGATCCCAACAAAGGGTATATAATAGGCAATGTCCAATTGGTAACACAACGCGTCAACACCATAAAACACACCCTGGGAGAAGGTGAGCTTTATTGGTGGTGCAAAAACATAGTACACAACAAAGAAGATGGTTAAAGACAAAAAATATTCGCCTATACAACTTGTACATAAAGAAGCCGACCATGGTTTAAGAAGCGGAGAAGGGTATGAAGATCCGAGGTTTAATGTTTCTACAGGAGACGAGTTAGTAGACAGATGGGCAAAATACCCAATCATGGGACAGGGCGCAGGACAGATGGTAGGGGAACAATGGAAGACAAAAGGGGGTAGTGACCAAATCGGGGTATATTATGCCAAGCACCCAGACAAAACCCTTGAGGACCAAGTTCTATGGATTGACGAAAGAATAATACCTGGTGGAAATGTTGGGATAGGCAATGTTCAAAAACACGAACTTGTACACCGAGCGGCAGAAAAATCAGGATACCACGAAAAAATGGTCGATAGACTGGTTAAAAACTACGGAAGCGAGAACAAGACTTATCCGAGAGTTTTGGGGTTCAGCCGAGCAAACCTTGAAACCCTTCTCCCTATTTTAAGAGAAGCCATGGCATATTCTTATGAAGAGCTTTCTCCAGAAACAAGAGAAGAAAAGCTTCGCTTTGTAATTAACGGCTACAATATCAAAGAATCGCAGAAGAACCGGATCACCCAAATGATGGTTAAAATAGGGCCAAAAATAAAAAAAGACTTTTCTCAATATCTACAAGAACTCGAAAAAAATAAAAAAACCGGAGGCGGGTTTTCTGACTCTCCTCTCTACTCTAGCAAAAAAGATGCCGACTAAATTTAAACCATCAGAAAAAATATATGACCGTAGAACAGGAACAACTACGGTGGTGCATCATTGGATGAAGGGAACACCTACAGCAGAACTATTGGAAGCTCTTGAAAAAGAAAACATCCGACCAAAAATAAAACACAAACTTAGGAGAGAACTATGGAGAAGGAAAAACTTGGCGTTGCCAGAGAGAAAGAAAAACTAGCTGCTTATTGGTACAATCGTGGTTTTCGTGGAGAAGCATTACAAGAAAAAATTTTTTCTGGGGCGCAAGAAAAAGAATTAGTGGATAATAACAACGAAACCTGCAAAGTTTGTGACTAAATTCAACACAGAAAAACTACTGGAAAAATACCCTGACGCAGCAAAAGAGCTTTTTGAGTTGCAAGAAGCTTTATCTTTTAAAACGCTGCAACGAAAGGGACAAGAAAGTTTTATCACATACATAAAACACATGTGGCCCGACTTTATTGAAGGAGAGCACCACAAGATTTTTGCAGAAAAACTTGAAAGAGTGGCTC